ACAATGACAGATTCAATGATCCTTTTTTTCTCGGCAACAATTTCATTTTTGTTTTTGTGTATCGGGATAGTTGTAGGTTGGACGGCAAAAGATTTTGCTCATGATTATATGTTGTCCAAAGATGAAATCTCCTATCACCCAGAGATGTATGATGAAAATGGTATAATGATCAATGAGCAATTACTATCAGTAAAATTTATTAATGAGGATGAACTCGATGAAACTTTTGATGCATGAGATACTTCAGAAAGTATCTAACGCAAAGACTAAGAAAGAAAAAATCACATTGTTACATGAGTATAACACTCAGGCATTGAGATCTTTATTCATCATTAACTTTGATGAATCTGTTGTGAGTATGCTACCACCAGGTGATGTACCATACAACCCTAATGATGCACCAGAAGGAACAGAACATACTATCCTAGAGAAGGAAGCAAGATTGCTACACCATTTCTTTAAGGGTGGTTCTAGTCTTAAGCAGGCTAAACGTGAGAACATGTTTATTCAAATGCTTGAAGGTCTTGCTAAGGGTGAAGCAGAAGTGCTTGTACTTGCTAAGGATAAAAAACTTGGTAAGCGTTACAAGATTACACATGCCTGTGTGAAGGAAGCATTCCCTACTATCCAATGGGGAAGTAGATCTTAAGTGAAGAAAGAAATATTTTCTATCCCTGTCTTCGAAGAGAAGATTAACTTAAAGAAAATAAAGACTGGCGTTGGTGAGTTTGCACCTACTTGGGAGAGTCGTGTACTCACTACTTTCGATAGTGGACTCCATGTTTATGACAGTACATGGACATATTTGTTGACAGTCATCAAACCTCTATTAGAATCCTTACCAGATCCAGTAAAGTCTATTGAGTTTATGGGTATGTGGAGGAACAAATATGATCCTCGATCCTATCAAGGATATCATATCCATCCACATGCACAGTGGAGTTTCATCATCTATGAAGATGTAACATCCAAGACTGCATTTATAAATCCTATCATGGCATTGGTTCAGAATCATATGGGAGATCACTCAAGGGTATTTCCTATGGATTACAGACCCAACTTAGAACCAGGATCTATGATAATGTTTCCATCCTTTCTAGGACACGAAGTATTACCTGGAAATACTGGGACAACTTTATCTGGTAACATAGTTGTTGAGTATCAATAGATATTAGCATAGATAATAAAGAGGCATAACTAATATGAGACTAGGAGTATTATGTTCTGGCAACGGAACCAACTTCGAGAACATTCTTAGATCTTGTTGGGAGGACGAGGTTGTGTTAATGATACACAACAAAAAGGATTGCGGTGCTGCCAAGAGAGCAGATAAATTTGGTGTCCCTCATTGTTATATAAAACATAAGGATGAGGAACAGATCATTCAATTAATGCAAGCATGGAGAGTTGATCTTATTATTCTTGCTGGATACATGAAGGTGATATCACCTGCATTTGTTCATGCATTTCCCAACAGAATAATAAATTTACATCCGTCACTGCTTCCAAAATACAAAGGACTTCATGCAATAGAACAAGCATTAGAGTCAGGTGATAAGGAAACAGGTTGCACTGTTCATTATGTGAATGATGAGTTAGATTCAGGTGAAGTGATACTTCAATCAAAAGTTCTTATTGAACCTGATGATACATTAGAAACATTAACGCCCAAAATTCAGAGACAAGAATATGCTATCCTTCCTGCAGCCATCCAACAAGTTAAGCAACGGACAACAGTTGGAGTTAACTGATATAGTTTGTAGAATGTTATCAACAGACGGAGAAGTTTCTTTACAGGAACGAATCTGGATGAAAGAAAAAATTGATAACATACCAAGTGCAAAAAAATTAGTTGCCCCTCTGTTATGTCCAGACTACATACCTCACAAGTACGAGGTCAATGATTAAGATATTGTAAAACCGTATAGGTTTTTACAAAAGTACTTGACTAAATAGAAATGTCATGTTATCATGACAATACGTTCAACCTGATACAATCAGGTCGCAAGTAAGCCGACACGGAACGGGTTCGTTCATCTCATGGAAATCCTAATCGCTACTCTTTTAACTTGTGCTAGTGCTAGAGAGATTCTCTCTGGTGTTACCGACCAAACTGCTGGACAGCATAAAGCTGAAATCATTGAGGTAGTTAAAGAAAGTACTGAACCAGGATGTAACTGGGACGCAAATGTGGACTGAAGGAACGGGGTTATTCACCCTATCCAGAGGACAAGCCAATGGCACAAGTCACTTACAGAGGAGTCTCTTATGACTCTGAAGCGTACCGTCAAATGGTACAAGTAGAAGCTCAGAAAAGAAACTACGATCTAATGTATCGTGGTATCAAAGTGGAACGCAAGTTTGCTTCTAAGAGCTGAACTGAAATCACAATTTGATTTCTATGAATCCTGGAAAATTTTTTCCAGGATTTTTTTGTGTTTAAAGACTGATATAAATACCTAATGAAGTAGAAGATCCCTATGGTGGAAGAGAGACAGAGACAGAGAAAAGAGACAAGGAAGACAGCGAAGAACTTGATAAAGGTTGCAAAAAAACACCCAACATGGTATACTAAAGAGGATGTAAGGTACGCAAAATTAATACGCAAATCCCTGAAGAAACATAATGCAAAAAGTGAAACTAACATCGGTGACTCCCAAAGCGGAGGAGACGATGGGTTACGTGGCGAGAGTCAGCAACCCGAAGAACCAAGACAACCCAAACGTGGCTGGTTTGCTGAGATATTGTATAAAGCATCAACACTGGTCGGTTTTTGAGCAAGCACATATGACTGTGGAGATTGAGACTACTCGTGGTCTTGCTGCACAGATTCTAAGACATAGAAGTTTTACCTTCCAAGAGTTTTCTCAACGGTATGCTGATACTAATCTGTTAGCAGATGAGATTCCTATGTTTGATCTTAGACATCAAGACACTAAGAATAGACAGAATAGTACTGATGATGTACCAAAGAATAAGAAGCAAGACCTCCAAGAGAAGATCGCAGAACATTTTGTTGAAGCGATGGATCTCTACAATGAACTCCTCGCTAGTGGTATTGCGAAGGAGTGTGCGAGATTTATTCTCCCACTAGCAACACCGACTCGGTTATATATGACTGGTAGTGTACGTTCTTGGGTACATTACATAGACCTACGTTCTGCACATGGTACTCAAAAAGAGCACATGGAAATCGCAGAGATGGTTAGGTCTATTTTTATTCAAGAATTTCCTATAGTATCTGAAGCATTGGAGTGGAATTAATATGCCAACATATCCAGTAATAAATTTAAAAACTCAGGAGAAACAAGAACTCTCTATGACTATGAAAGAATACGATCAGTGGCGTAAAGATAATCCTGACTGGGACAAAGACTGGCAAGCAGGTGTTTGCGGTGAGGTTACAGAGGTGGGTGACTGGCGTGATAAAATGTCAAAGACACATCCAGGTTGGAAAGATGTTATTGGTAGAGTTGGAAAGGTTGATAATGGATTCGACCGTCGTGGATATGATTGGGGGAAAGGTTAATGTCAGGACGTAAACAGAAAGTACCCGATCCTCGTTCTATGTCTAAGAGACAATTGAGGCGTAAGAAACCCATTGATTCTTCTTACATGACAGATATACAACCCTTGACTGAGAATCAAGAGTTGTTCTTTAAAGAGTGGGGTGCAGACAAGAACCTCTTTGCTTATGGATGTGCTGGTACAGGTAAAACATTCATGGCATTGTATCTTGGACTCAGAGATGTTCTTAATGATCACACACCATTTGAAAAAGTTTATATTGTTAGATCATTGGTAGCAACGAGAGAGATTGGTTTCTTACCAGGAGATCATGAAGACAAGTCTTCTCTTTATCAGATACCATATAAGAATATGGTTCAGTCGATGTTTGAGATGCCTGATGATGCATCATTCGAGATGCTTTATGAGAATCTTAAACATCAAGAGACTGTATCATTTTGGTCTACTTCTTTCTTACGTGGTACAACACTAGATAATTCTGTTATCATAGTGGATGAGTGCCAGAACCTTAACTTCCACGAATTAGATTCTATTATGACTCGTGTTGGTCAAGACTCTAAGATTATGTTCTGTGGTGATGTAAATCAGACAGACTTAACTAGAGACAAAGAAAGGAATGGTATCATAGACTTCCAACGTATCCTTGAGAACATGGAAGAGTTTGGTATGATAGAATTTGGAGTGAATGATATCGTTCGTTCTGGATTGATCAAGTCTTATCTCATTAGTAAAATGCAGTTAGGATTATGATCTTTACACACAGGGATGGCATTAGTCCCATCCAAATGGAAGCTAAGATGGTAGAAGGTAAGAGGTTATACTCCACTCCTTATGGAAATAACTATCCTTCTATCACTACAGTCATTAGTAATAACGCTGCCAAGAAAGCAGGTATTGCTAAGTGGAGGGCAAGGATTGGTAGTACTAAAGCAGATGCTATTTGCAAACGTTCTACTACCAGAGGTACTACGTATCATTCTATTGTTGAAGACTACTTTAATAATAGATTAGATATAGATTCATACAAAGAATCTCCACTCCCTGTGGTCATGTTTCAGCATAGTAGGCATGTACTAGATAGAATAAATAATATATTCTTACAAGAAGCAGCACTATACTCAGATCATTTAGAAATAGCTGGTCGTGTAGATTGTATCGCTGATTTTGATGGAGTACTATCTATCATAGACTTTAAGACTGCTGCTGAACCAAAGAGAGAACAATATCTTTACGATTATTATGTCCAAGAGACAGCATATGCTTGCTGTTTACAGGAGATTTATGGTATAACTGTAAAACAACTCGTGACTATTGTTGCATGTGAGAACGGTGAGACCCAAGTCAAGGTGCTCCCACCAAAAAAAGAGTTTCTCTTAAAACTAATACAATATAGAAGCGAGTACCAAAACAAATATGGATAAATCAAAACTACTAGAGGATAAATTTATGACACCTGCAAAGTTCTCGCAGGAAGTTGAGAAGATCGCAGTTCATAATTCTGAAATGAATTATATTGATGCGGTTCTACATTTCTGTGAAGTGAATGAGATTGAAGTGGAATCAGTACCTAAGTTACTATCAAAACCACTCAAAGAAAAGATTAAATATGAAGCGATGGAGTTAAACTTTATTAAGAAAACATCAAGAGCAAAATTACTATTAGTCTAATGGGTAAATTCTTTCAGTCCGAACTAGTACGTGGTACAATCCAAGAGATGACAGTCCTCCAAGAGTTCTGTTTTAAATCTGCTATGAACCTTCCTTTATTATCGAAGGAACAACAGTTGGAATATTTTGATGCATTGATTCAGTTGATAGAGAAACAAAAGATTTTTTATACTCGCATCCAATTGACGGATGATCCAGAGGCAGACTCTATCAAGGAGAACATGAAGCAAGCAGCACTGTTGTTAGGTGGAGATCCAAACATGGATGTACTTAACATGTTCAATGATTTGTTAAAGAAAGTTACAGCATACAGAAAACATGTTGAAGAGCTTGACAAAGGTTCTTAACCGTGCTATAAATAGTATATCGGGTTCGCTACCTGATACGGGAGTGACTGAATCAAACTTGCTGGCAATGGTCTAGTTAAGGTGATGAGTCAGAGGTGGTGCTCGCTGTTGGGAACAACAGAACTGTCCAACCAGACAGGACTCATGCAACGCAGTAAAAATTTACTTATGTAGAAATGCCCTGTGTTTGTAGGTACACATTATTCCTACCTCCCACCCTAAAACTTAAGATGCAGCTCGTAAGAGTGGGGCAGATAGTTTTAAACAAAATCCAAATACAAACAAATCTAAAGCAATATGTCATTCGCAGACTTAAAGAAGAAATCAAGTAGCAATTTTTCGTTCCTTCAGAAGGAACTAGAGAAATCATCATCAAACAATAACACTGATGATAGGTTTTGGAAACCAGAAGTTGACGCAAGCGGTAACGGTTATGCAGTCATCAGATTTTTACCAGCACCAGATGGTGAG